TGCTATTAATCTCGGACGAAGTATATATAGCCGTTCCTTGTTTTTTAATTGTTATTAATTTCGGACGAACCATGCCATCCGAGGAATGTCTTGTACCTGCATCTTGCCACTTCTCGTCCAAGTTCCTCCAACATACTGTCCATTGTGCCTATCGAAAGGAATACTATATACCGTAAAACTGTCTCCATGACTAACAAGAATTTGTATGTACGGTTTGATTCGTCTCAGAGCTGGCATCAAATATTCGTCTTGATACCTAATAACTGTAAAGGGATCAGCGCCGCCTTGAAATTGGCGATCCATATATAATTTTACCTTGTTTTCATCGGGTTGCAAGAACTGTTTTCCCCGTTCGATCAGCGTATCTGTGGTTAAAGCATCAAGTTGCTTAAACAAATCTGGATTCTTAACACAATTCAATTCAATGTTTGTAGTATATAAACCTGCATAAAGCTCAAAACTGTTGGGCTTTCTGAAAATCATCAGTTCTACATCCAAAAACAATTCAAACAGTAATTGCTGATCTTTGCTAAGAACAGGTTGATATTTTTGCAAGACCAATTCGATAGCTGTAGTGTGACCCTCGAAATCATCTGTCTTCGAAGACATCCGGCAAGACACGCTAAAGCCGTTACTTCGCAATTTAATCGGAAAACATATAGTATAATCAGATATTCCGCGAAGGCTTAAATACTGGTTTGTCTCTTGAAGGTCCAACAATATAGTTCTGTATGATTTTGGAAACGTTCCTTCCTTAATTCTTTTGGACAAATCTCCCTTGTCCTTGAGAGGCACGAAATTTGTATCCGGATTCGCTTTCCATAGCGCAAATGCAGCCATTGCTCCTCGTATTTGAGATTTATTATCTTCAGGTATGACATATACTGCTACAGTACTATTTGGAGACGTCAAGACATAATGTTCGGAATTTCTATCGACATCCATTTCCCAAATGTCGCTCAAATGAAAAGACAACAAGCCCAAATGGGTAGTTTTGACTTTGAAATTCGAAAAATTAAAAATTATTTTTGACCCGGGTATAGAGAATATATGGCCCGTTAAGGCTATATATGTTTTTTTATCTAGTTTAGTTTTTTTATATACACTTTTTTTCACCTGCGCATTCAGCACAAAAGCCTGACGATGGTGTCGGCCGTGTATTCTTCCTCGGCATCTAACTCGCGGATAGTCTTGTTATCCAGGCGAATGAGATCGCTGAGGACTTTAGCCTCGTTGTTCGTCAGCTGCTGCGCCATAGTCCAAGCTTGCTGTATGGGCCAAACGCGACACTTACTTTCAGTGTCGACATTGCAACCCAAAATCACTCCGTCGTGGCTCTTCGTACCACAAATCTCGAAGTGGTATTTGAGACCCTGGTCGAGAGCAACGTCGAAAGATTTTTGGCAAATCTCGGGCGTCAACGGTGTTGTCTGTTGGGGATCGACATTCAGAAAAATCATTTCCCAGCCGATTTCTGGGTCGCGAAGAGCGCTGGTGACAGTCGTTGGATACTCGAAGAAAGTCAACTTGAGATAGATCTTGTGCTTCTTGATGAGAGATTTTGCCGCAGTGCGAACCTCATCTGTCGACAAAGCATACGACGGCTTCCAAGTGAGCTTCTTGACTGCAGCCGGTTTTGCCGGCGATTGGTCTGTTGGCTCGGGAGACTTGGTAGCTTCTGGCAAATCAATGGCCTTAGCCACTACTCCTTTCTGGGAGTATCTGCTGCTCAACATGTCTCCAGATCCAGTGCATGCCGAAAATGTTCGAGCCAGAAGTTGTTGCGTAGCTTCGCCGACACCCCAATCATCCTCGACGCCGACGAGTCCGGTCACAATGCCCTTCTGAGAGTAGCCGCTGCTCAACATGTCTCCAGATCCAGTGGTAGTCGGCATTCGAACGAGGCAATGAGCCACAGACTTGCTCGATTCATGATCATCACTGTCTTCGTCATCCTCCAGCGGTGGCAGATCATCACCGTCGAAATCAACATTCGGAAATGGCATTTGATTCGGCTTGAAGACGTAGATTGTGGGGCCCGGTGCGTTCTCTTCGGATTTCTCGATGAATTTGCTTTCGAACTGAATCGGAGTTCTCCGAGGCGAACCGAATTCCTTGACTTCCAAATGACGTTGAGCCGCCAATGTGGACTGATCCGAGTTGTACAGAAATTTGCACGCGCTTGCCTTGGCTTTCAGATCCTCGGTGATGACATTTGCAGCGTCGAACTCCTTGTAGATCGAAGGAAACGTTGGACGGAGCGGCTCAACCGTGATCGTTTGCCACTCTTTGCCAGGATTTCCTTCTTGCTCGCCCTCTCCTCCCATGAAAGCAAAATCGAACAACACCTCGATACTCTCGTCTGGAAGAATGGCAATCACTTGTTCATCGCTGAATCCTCGCAGATTGCCGAGAGTTCCGATGTCTGCGGGTGTCAACTCCCAGAAACTCTTTTCAGCTTCGATTCCAATGAGGACAGCCAACACCTTCTCTTCCTCGCTGAGCCCAAGTTTTTCGTAGAAGTAGGAGTTGTTGGGGCACCATTGATTGACCAGAAGAGCTCGCTTCACATCGATAGAGTTGCGGGCTGAGACAAATCTAGTTCTCCCCGTGCCGCAAGACGCAATCGTGACCACGAAGGGCGTCTCTTTTTGCGCTGACGCTTCTTTCTGCTTCTTGAGCTTCATGGCCATGTCGATATAGTAACTGTTTTTGACAGTTGTCTGGTTGTAGATCGGCAACCTGGCTATGGCCTCGTCAGTCATCGGTGCAAAATGATTCTCAATGAGCTCCAGCGTTCTGAAATCATCCGCGTTGTCCATGTCGATCTCGAGTCAAAAACAGAGCTACAAACTCTTTTGTTTTGATTTTCGAAAAAATTCAAAGTCGATTTTCGATCAGTCTATTATAGTCTAGATATGAGACAGTAATGAATTTAACATTATTATCTCTTATGGTCTAGATATCAGAAAGTGATGAATTTCGATCAGTCTATTATAGTCTAGATATCGGAAAGTGACGAATTTAGCATTATTATCTATATATATATGTAGTATAAGGCACTTACGAAAGTGCTTTATTTACATGTGGGTTTTTTTTATTCTTTGCCTTCGTCAGCAGATATCTCCTCTTCCTCCCCTACAACGTGGTCCCAATTCATCTTTCCCCAACAACATGGTGCTCTACAATCATCAGGACATGGCTCGCGGCCATCACTATCGGCAGGCATATCATCTCGTGTCTGTTTGTGAACGTCGCCCAAAATCCTCGCGACCTCCATGAGCTTCTTGTGAAGGTCGCATTTGACGCAGGCGCACCCCTCTCCATGGACGAGTAGTATGTTGTTCAAATCACCTCCGTCGGCCATAAACTCTCCAATGGCGACGAAGTTGTCGATGGGATCGGGATCAAGAACAGCAGAAACTTCCAGAGCCGCCACCAAATTCCTAATGAAAAGCTCCTTGTCCATCTTCTTAAACGGAAATCTCGTTGGACCAGCCTTGAAGGATCCTCGGCGTTCACTCATCTTGGTAAGAGACACGTTAAGGATAGCAAAAACCAGAGCTTGGACCGCTTTTGTTTTGATTTTCGAAAAATTTAAAAATTCTTTTTCGACACACCCCATAATATGTCTACCCAGAAACTCAATTGCATTTCAAGGATTATTTTACCCAATAAAGTCTCGAAATGTAATTGATTTTCGATATTCCCCGTAACAGATCGACTCAGAAAATGTTTGATATTCAATCATTATTTTACCCAATAAAGTCTCGAAACGTAATTGATTTTCAACACACCCCATAATATGTCTACCCAGAAAATCAATTGCATTTCAAGGATTATTTTACCCAATAAAGTCTCGAAACGTAATTGATTTTCGACACACCCCATAATATGTCTACCCAGAAAATGTTTGATATCTCTGACTATTTCATTATAATAAATAGCCGTTTTGGCGACTTATTTCTTTTGTTTTTTATATCGGACTTTTTATTATGTTTTTTGATTTACTTTAGAAGCTGGCTCCATGGGGATTTTGGAACCCGCAATCAACGTTTGGGTCATGACAAGGACAATCCTCCTTGCAGACAATCCACTTGAAGTCATATGACGTATAACGACAGCCACAATCGGGTCGGCCTGGGCCACAATGATATGCTTCAAATCTATATGAGTGCTCAGAATTCTTAGCGTCGACTGTTTCTATACGACAAGCCTCTTCATCTTTTGCTTTGTGACAGGCACAATTATGTTTGCAAATGGTCCACCTTCCTTTTCCATCATGAGACTCGCTATGGTGATCGTAACGACAATCGCAATCATTTCCAGCAGAAACTGGAGGGACGATGCAATATCTGCGAATCATATCTGCTTCTTCTGGACTAGGCTCATCAAAACTATCATCCTGATCTTCGTTGTCGTCATCTTCATTTCCTGAATCTTGATCTGTAATAGGAGCCGCAGGAATAAAATGTTTATGACATTCGCATCCTTCCCTATGGCTCATATATTCGTCTAGATCGGCATCGAGCTGTTCTTTCGTTATATGGGAGTTAGTTACTGCAGATCTTGGATCGCTCAAAGGTTGTTCGAGTCTTTTGTGAATGGGTACTGGACGATTGTCCTCCCAACTATCATTTGAATCATCACAATCACGAACGCTGGCCATATACGCATTAGCCAAAAGAGGCACCAGTGCCGACAACACTTCTTCTTGTTCTTCTTGATCGGCTGCGTCATAGCAGTTTGGGCAAATATGGTTCTTCTTTTCGGGATCAGAACGTTGATCCATTTTATGATGCTTTGTAGCAAAGAACTTACCTACATCAAGGAGATTTTTGACTAATCCAGGATTCTTGTCGATCGATGTAAAAAGATGTACAACGAATTTGTTCATATCAGCGTTATCATGTATGGGTGGAAAACAAGTCCAAGGCAACATCGCCGATGTCGACGAGAATACAACTTGTCGTGTAAAAAGACCAGTAGTCGGTGCTTTCGGGGCGTCCATATGTCTTAAGTTGAAATAAAGCGGCAAACTCTTTTGTTTTTGAATTTCAAAAATTCAAAATTCTTTTTTAATAGTCCGAGCCATTTTTCTTATTCCCTTATATTGACTTATCTTTATTTGGCTGTCCCTTTGGGTTAGTTTTCCATTCACGAATCATACTCAAGGCCTGTCCTAGAATTTCAATATTATTGCATTCATTGATAATTTTCGATAGTGTAGTAATATCACCAAGTTTATTAGAAAATATCGCATGTAAAACAGAAGTTCTGCCCATATTACCAGTTAGTTTATAACCTATATATGTCAAGATTTCTAGTTTTTCGGCTTTATATACGTTGGTATGTGACAGTCTCTTTGCCTCTATCATTTCTTCCCGTTTTTGCTCTTCTTGCTTCTGTCTGATAATTTCTTCCCTTTGTTCTTGTTCCTCTTGTTGCCATTTTTGAATTAGACGATATACAAATGTAGTCTTGGCATGGTCTGCTTGATATACATGGAGAGCCAAAATATTCAATTCTGTCTTCGTGCTTCCCAAGAAAAAACCCCCTAAAATATCGAGTTTTCTCTGATTGTCTCCACTTATTTGCGTGTCCTTGGTTGACACATATGTCATAATCGCAAATTTCATCTCTTCGGTTGAGAGTTCCATTTCTTAAGTTGAAATAAAGAGGCGAACTCTTTTGTTTTTGAATTTCAAAAATTCAAAACTCTTTTTTGATATAGACCAGATATGTCTTCAAAAAACTACTAGCTAACGCCGCCAGCAAAATTATTAGCCATACACTCTCAAAACACTAACTTTGGGGCCCCGACATGTCGGACATTTATCGTAAGGCATCAGACACTCTTGACAAAATTTCATATGACCACATGGGATAACGGCCGTATTATTGACAATAACCTCAAGACAAATAATACATTCTTGTTCCTTTGATTTTTCATCGTCTTGCAATTTTTCATCGTCTTGCAATTTTTCATCGTCTTGCACTATAGGATTTATTATTTCGTGCTTAATTTCTACAGACTGAATTTCTACGGGCTTGATTATTTCTAATTCGACTTCGCGTTCTACTATTTTTGGCTGAATTTGTTTTGGTAATCTATGAGTGACACAAACAGCTGGTACTGACTTTTTGTCAATATCGTTGTCACATACACTGCCATAACAAATTTCGCAACTATACATACATTCGTGACACGCAAATTCGTTACATACGACACATTTCGATACGCTCTCTAATAATTTATTTTTTCGGCACACTATACATCTTTCTGTCTTCGGCCGGGTTTCTCTGGCACGCACAACTGGCTGAACAACCAACTTTCTAGGTTGTTCTGAGAATGTAATATTTCCAACATTATTGTTTGTTGATATAGTATTTCCAGAGATTGGTTGTATTTCTTTTATATTAACTTGTTGTGGTTGTATTTCTTTTGGAGAACTATGGGAAACGCAGACATTTCCGACGACTGTTCTATCAAGATCTTTGTCGCAAACATTATTATTACATAGTTCGCAGATGTGCATACATCCCGGACAACAAAGCTCATTGCATACATGACATTTAGACAAATCTTTCAATAACTTTCTGCATACACCACATACGCTATATCTGCCATATTTAATCTGGTTTGGTTCGGATGGTTTTGGTTCAGATGATTTCTGCGCAGAAGCTTGTGGTCTTAAGTGTTTTGGGACATAGGTTTTAGGCATTGCCAGTAGTTCATCTGGCGCTTTTAGAGCTTCAACTCTTCTTACATACATAGCCATTTTCTCTTGTATCCTCACTCTAGTCACGCCAACAGGTTCGTATTTTGCAGCCATCTCAAACCATTCCAAAGCTTTCATATAAGCTTGTACAGCGTCTTTTGAAAATCCTTTATGGTCCAAAGCGATTGCAGAATTAACTACTTCTTCAGCTTTCTTCAAATACGTTTTAGACATATCCATTCTTGCTGATGATCGTTTCGTGAGTATCGAACAATCCAAAATATCCTTTTGTTTCGATTTTAAGAAATTCGAAATTCTTTTTTGAAATATCCAGTGTGGGGCGGGCCCGGAAAATCGAAAATTTACTTCTATATCCTTAAAAAAGAAAAACTAAAAGCTACTCAGGAGATATGGATGTGCCAACACCATTAGAACCGCATAAAGATGAAACTAAAGAAGTGAAAACCATCGGTAATTTATCTTTCAATACTATAATATCAAAACTATCAGAAAGATCCAGACAGGATCTTGTTAACTCGTTTCTGGATAGTTTAACTCCGAATGAACAAAGCAGTCTTTTAGAAAATCTATCAACAAGAGTAAATAAGGGTGTAAAAGTGGTTAACACTAAGTATCATTACCTTATTATAAATACCACGGTTTGTAAATATCTCACTAGACAGAACTCCTTACAGATTATTTATCGAAACGGGGAAAGATATTTCTCGGATAAGCCTAATAAACTACAAGTCCTATTCATTTGTACGAAACAACACGCTAATGAATTGAAACAAGCCGAATCAAACGAAATGATAGAAAAAGTCAATTGTAAAGAAACAGCTCTCGATAATACTAATATATTCAACACTGTATTTTACGTTTCACCCGAATGCGATGTTGTCCAACAACAATTATTAGAGAAAGATCCAATAAATGAGAAGTTTATTACTGGTATTTGTTTCAAACTAGATCCTACAGGCATTACGATAACTCATACGACTAATAATCGCAAACTAATTCAACATCCAATGAGTATTCATAACATTGATCAATTGGGATTTCTTATATTAGAGCCTCTCCTGAATGGAGAAGAAAAATTAATTGCTAAAGAAGAAATAAGGAGAATATTTGCTCGCGATACCACGGAAAAGTTAGAGTTTGTTATAGAGGTAGACGGTCAAGAAAGACGTGTGTTGTATTTGAATTTCATGTAAAAATAGAAATTCTGACATCAGCCCGATATCAGTCAAAAACAAAAAAATAAAAATAAACGTATATAGACAAAAAGACCAAGCTGAACAATAGATTATTATATCAAAATAGATATAATAAAAATCCTTTGTACGGTCAACACGAAGTCTAAAACACCATTAGACCAAGCTGAACAATAGATTATTATATTAAAATAGATATAATAAAAAATGAATAAATTTTAATTACACCTCAAAATCAAAATTCCGAGTGAAAAATAAAGTCAATGTCAACCTAAGAAAATGGAATATAAACGTACGATCAGTGAACATCCACCACGATGTGGATATTCAAAATATATTCCGTTAGAAGCGATGGTGGAATTCGAGAATACATTAAATAAAGACCCAGTAATCGAATGTGTATATGAGTCTAGATGTAATTGTAATCAAGAATTTAGCTACTCAAATGAAATTACTTACAAGAAAGGAGACGTATATAAATATAAAGATTTTTGCTGGTACCTGTTTGAAAATAGATTCATGTTAGATACAGATGATGAAACAATACATTGGATCTTTGATAATATCGACAAACTTGAGGAAAAAGCGGGTTTGTTGGAAATAATAGAAGAATGGAAAAACGAATAAGCTATCAAAAACAAAGAATAAATAGAGATATAAAAACTAATAAATAATATAAAACCTGATAACAGATATAAAAAATCAACGAAATGGCTCAAACTATTTGTCAGACGAAAGAAGCATATCAATGTTTGGCATGTCCAAAAGCTGCAGAAGAAGGCTATGCGTGTTGTAGCAAAGAATGTCGATCGAAAGTACCGAATTGTGGTATTCCAGGTTGTGGTAAAGCTACTGTTCCCGGAATACATAAGGGGCTGGCTAATTGGTCACAGCATTGTTACAAACATGAAGGAAGAGTGGTATGGGATAAAGAAGTTATGACAGGAGATTTTGCTGTGAGAAAGAAGCAAATGTTCGTTTTAACGGCACTTGGCTGGTATCCTCTGACGCTTAATGTATAACAACAATAAATTTGTTCGCGGAATAGATATTTAAGATTAAATATCTATCATAAAAAGATTCTCTTGCGCGGGTGAAATAGACTGTGGATGTCGAATCCAAAACGATCTTCACTTGAATTATTATTTGCCAACAATCCTGATGCTTTTCTTCCTATGGTAGCTATTTTCTATTCTCAACAAAAATCAGGCCAAATTCCTGCTAATATGACTTATGACGAATGGAATAGAAAACAAATTGAAGCTTCACAGAGTATAATGCCATTACAGCAAGTAACATTAAAATTTGACCCAAGTGTTAAACCCATAAGAGTGCAAAGCAATTCGTCATCTGATCCTAAGACTCCAGTATGGAAAGATGATAAATAACACATGCCATAATAAAAATACAATGTATAAACAGATACATTGTATTAAATTCAATACGAACCCGGTATCGACTGATTATTGAATACCACATCCTTCACCGTTTTGTTCTCCTATCATTTCTTTTCCAATTCCCAACGTACTCTTTAATACAAGACTTTTACAATGTTTGAGAGATTACGGTGGCCCATTCCTAATGCACTCTTTAATACAAGACTTTTACAATGTTTGAGAGATGGTGCATTGGGATTAAGTTCACCGACTGGAAGGCAATTTTTATGTATTTCGATTGTTGTTAACATAAGACATGTGGGTACAGATAATAAACTACCTTGTTTTACTTCTTTAGTATATGTGCATGATATTGGTTGGTAGTCTTTGCGTATTTTATTACTCTTTGGTTTTATTATTCTCGGGGAGGGAGCGGGGTCGTAGGTATTAGAATTTGGTACGCCGATTCCTTCAAAATAATTATGTAGATCTAGCGAACCATCACCTCCATCTGCTCTATATATAATTAAAGCTATTTTAGGAGATAATTTTTCTAAAGCTTCTATCACATAACACGGATTGACATAATCAGTCTCTGGTCTTATTATTAGTAATCCGCAATTTCCAACAATACTCTGTTCTTCTTTTTCTTCTCTCTCGGCTAATAGTTCTTTTACGTTGGAGTATTTTGGCGCGACTAACACTTTCTTATCTTTAGTATATACTGATGGATTGGGGTCAACACAAATCATATTATCCGGATGGATATGCCCATAATTCATCAACCAATGAGCTATTTTTCCATTTCCTGAACCAACTTCAACTATCGGCATATTATTTTTCCTGCAAATACGAGCAAATTCGACAACATACATCCAATTTGCACGCCCCGATTCTTGTCTATTCTCCAACTCAGGAAAAGTAAGTGATTCTAAACTCATCTTCTGTTTCTCCCACAGTCAGAAGTTAGAAAAATCTTATAAGAGATTTTGTTTTGAAATTAAAAAACAAAATAAATCGATTTTTATTTTTACGATTACTCTAATATAAAAAACACAGAAAAGATAGATGAATCACAAACTCAGGGAACAAATGTATCAATTATATCAGAAAACGGGAAAATCCCTGAACATACTCATATTTTTGGTATTATTCTATTTCTCGATAGGATTTTATTTCTTTGTTGGTATTATGACTTTTATGATTGCCGCATATATTGTGAGTGAATATTTAGTATTTAGTGCTTTATCTCAATATCGAGATCTTTTAGATGACCAAAATAAAATTGCGTTTGACACTATGACAAAAGATGAGAAAATAAAATGTTTAGATGAACTCGCCAAAGCCTATAATCACAAGAATATTATATACATCAAAGATAGCATAAATAATATATGCGGTTATATAGGTCAATGTTTCTGACAGGGATTTTTTTTAACGTGACGACTGCGAGAGTTCTTTATTGATTTATTAATACCAATATAGTATTAATTTTTTTGTTATATCTTTAGTCATGTTTCTATGTTGATTTATTTCTTTGCAGCTCTAGGCGTCTATTATTCGCTGGTTTATTTCTCCGCAGCTCTAGACGTTTATTTCTCCACAGGTTTGTCGAAATAGCTTACATAATTCATACTTTTCCAATGTTCTTCCATTTTCACTGTACCATGAACATATATAGTATTTACTTCTGATCTATCAGAATGTGTCATTCCATACCAAGGCATCAAAGGATATATCAAATCATAAAAGATTACGTCATCATTCAATACAGAAGAAACTAAATATGAATCATAATCTAACGTGGTATTAGGATCAATATATTTGTCAGTTATAACAATATGTGATACTCTTTCTGAATCTAGATTAATGGTAGCCACATACCATTCTTTCTCAGGATACGCTAACTTAAACAACGCATATGTAACTATACTATTAAGTTCTTGGCAATCACATGGCTGGCAAAACCAATATGGATTTGCTATTGAATAATTCTCACGTAGCTTGTCTTCAACATAAATAACATCATCCTCATTGACTCCATAATCATCAAACATTCCGATTTTAATAAGCGGCATATCTATTCCGATTTCTGGCTTCATAGACCACCAGCGATATATATTGGCATATTTTATGAATTCCGGATCTTGTAGATGCTGTTCAAGAATATTCCAATTTGATTTTATGTCATAGAAGTTGGCGCTCATTGGTAATAAAAAACGTTGGGTTTTTTATTTGAGATTACAGGATTTTTTATTCTAGTTTTTATTTGGGATTACTGGTTTTTATTTGGCGCCTTTGATTTTACATAATTTCTTATGTTTTGACCAATCTCTTCTCTGACATTCAACATTGCAATAATAAGCCTTTAGACATTTACTACATTTCTGCAATTTGGATTCTGACACCTTACAGCAGAACAAACAATTCTTATCGGCATATATACTATCCTTTGCCTCTTCACTGTTAGTTACTCTATTTTCTTCACTGTTAGTTACTCTATTTTCTTCACTGTTAGTTACTCTAT